CTCAAGCTGACTCCGCTTGAGAACGGTCACGGATTGCCTCGGGATTGATTCCGAGGGGCCCATTCACTTGGGTTGCTACGAAAATCTCGCTCAGCCTAGCGTCATTGGCTAGCCAGCATTGAACAATGCTGACGCCCGAGGTGGGAAAACACTGGTCGCTGGAAGATCTCAGATTGAAAACGCCAGAGCCATTCCGCACGGTGGCAACTCGCGGAGGGGAGTGGGTGGTGAAGAGGCCCATACTCCGCAACAACCATTGGAACTGGGTCCCCGGTTTCGTGGTCGATTGCTGCCTGATGCATGAGATTGTGTGGGTGGACGTGCACTTCACGGAGAAGGAGTTCTCGTCCATGTATCACATTCTCGAACACGGGATATGCACGAATGCGAAGTTTACGGCGATCAGAGGCTCCCTGGTCATGGAGGGCAAGAAGCTTTGGCCCACAGGGTCATTGGAGCACATGGCGATGAAGCAAGTTGGGGTGGAAGCTATGCTGTGTCTACTGTATGGGCAGAATCTGGGGGAGAGAGGGGTGTATCGCTTCATGAGGAGTGTGGTTCCCTGCCTCCCCCCTGTCAAGACCAGGACGTACTACAAGCGGTGCGATAGGAAAGATCAGCCCGGTGACGTTGACGGAGGGGATGGCGCAGCCGATGAGGATACTGGACATGCGGTGTCCGGGCCCGCCTCTGGTGGCGGCCCTCCCGGCGCGGAACCCCAGCCCGAAGCGGGCCCGGGACTGACTGTGCCCCATCCAGGATTGGGAACTGATGAAAAAGAGGTGGCACTCACCCAAACCGGAGCTACCGCAAGAGACTTGGAAGTCCTACAGAATGCAGATGAGACATTGCGCGTCGTCATGGAGGACAGCATGATCAAGGTTGTCGGACGTGAGTACGATAAGTCAACAGACAAGTTCCCCATCGTGGGTGTCCAGACTGGTCCATGTTTGGAACCCCCTCTTGTCTATTGCAACACGTTCGAGAACGTTGAAGCAGCCGTGCACAACAGGCTGGAGCTCAAGGCAAAGCCATGCACCTGGACAAGGGCGGACAAGGAGAAGTACCTTGCATTCGCCAGGGCCGCGTGCATCGGTAAGCATGCAGTCTTCAGCCGCGAGCGGGTCCAGGACTGGATTGTCCGCAGTTGGGATTTTGAGGAGATCAAGTCAGGCAAGTGGTCACTCAACCGATTGCAATCTTCATTGGAGAATTTGTACAGGCAGGCTAATCCGAGTTTTCGGTTGTCCGCGGCCATCAAGGCCGAGGTCATGCCAACGGGCAAAGCTCCAAGGTTGCTTATTGCGGACGGCGATGATGGTCAGCTCATGGCCCTCTTGACGGTCAAGTGCTTTGAGGACATACTCTTCGACCACTTCGAGAAGAAGAGCATCAAGCACGCCGTCAAGAGAGATGCAGTTGACCGTTGTGTCGGAGAGCTCGCGCCACCGAAGAAACTCGAGCACGAGGCTGGAGCAATCGAGGGGGATGGGACTGCGTGGGATACCACGTGCAACCCCGAAGTGAGAAGCTCCGAAAATTACGTGCTCTGGCACATCGCTAACATCTTGGGCGAACTTGGAGTCGCACCACAAGCATGGCATGATGCACACGCCCAGATCAAT